TGAGTTTCCGTCACTGGTGTTGTCAGAAGTGGTACGAGCATTGTGATGAGGTTGAACAGTTCACTGGTGCTCGTCCCCGATATGATTCTAAGTTTTATTTTTCGCAGTACAAATATTTTTTGAAGAGAGAGTTTCGTAATGTATAAGTTTGTTGCCCGCCCTAAGACCGCTAACCGATTCGATGAGCGAGAGTTTACAAGTGCCTGCGCAAAGACTGCCGCAATGGCTGCCGTTGATTTCCTTAACGAGTACAACGAGTTAGGTAAGAAGTTTGCCAATGAGTGTGGTGAGTACGTCCCTGCACTGAAGGCAGAAGACTGGGTCATGGTTGGTAAGTTGGATGCCCCTGCGGGTGTCTATTTCCGCGATAATAAAGTAATGGGAGTCAAGTAATGGGTTTACGTGCTAGTATCTATCGTTCCGACTTGGGGGATTGTTCTAACAATGGAATCAGTTCACGCGCACAGAACGTAACTATTTTAAACTGCGATGGCCCATTTGAACCAACGTTCGATGCACCTGCAGTTGTTTTGGAAAGGGGTGCCTATGACGGTACCGTTGTCGCCCGACCATATTACGAGGGTGACAGTAAACCTTGGTTTATGGCTGGGGGGACGTTCATCGGGACATCCGATTCACGGTTCTCTCGTAAAGTTGAGGAAATCATTGGCGGTCGTTTCTACGGAGCGGTACCGTTTCATGATAGAGTGGAATGAAAAAGAAGCAGAGTAAGACTAACAACCTTGTGGCGAAACACTCGCGCAAGTTCAATCGTGCCTCCGTCCATGTGGACCGTAAGAAAGAGGTAAAAAAGAAGGGTTATCCGGAAGATAAGCTATATCCGGATAACGGATTTTAATTGACACACGGTAAGGAATAGTGTATAATGGACGCAGAATTTAAGGCAAAAAGGTACGCGATGATTCGTCGTGCCGCACTCAAGATTCAAAAGAATTCGAAGGTCCGTGCATCTAATGCGCGACTAACGAAAGAGGTCTATGACTTAAATTGTCAGGACTACAAGGCCAACATTAGTTGGCAAGATAATGACCGTTACATCGACAGTCATTATTCAGACGTTTATCAATCCACCAAGAATGGGGAGTGGAACTAATGGCAGAACAGCTGCAAAACCTTATTGACTTAGGTCAATACCCAAAGAACGACGTAGAGCTCATTGCGCGTGAGTTTCTCCGTGTCGTTTACATTGAGTCGATTCAGGACTACGCTGAAGAGTCTCAGAAAACAGAAAAGAACAACGAACTCATCACCAATATGGAGCGCGCACTTCAGGCGATTGAGACTGTTATCGTAATGCTTGACGGTGACGAAGAGTTCTTGAAGTACATTCACGCTGACTCAGGTGAAGAGTCAACAGAGGACGAAGAATATGATCGATTCTAATTTGTCTTTTGATAACCTCACCACGATTCTTCGTGATAAGGTGTTAGAGGTAACATTCAACAAGGTAAACGGTGAACAACGTGTTATGCCGTGCACCCTGCGTGAGGACATGTTACCTGCACGTGAACAGGGTGAGGCTGCTATTGCCGCACCTAATCGAGATGTAATCCGCGTCTTCGCAATCGATAAACAAGCATGGCGTTCGTTCCGTATCGCGAATGTCACATCGATTGGTCTAATTGATGAGTAGAAGGAAACAAGAGAACGCAGCCAACTTCATTGACCGTAAAACCTTCTCCCGTCAGGTAGAAGATTTCGTGTACAAAAATCAGATGACTTACATGGATACGATAGTACATCTGTGTGAAGAACAGAACCTAGAAATTGAGGATGTGAAAAAGTATCTCACTACTCCTATTCTTGAGAACCTAGAGTCAGAGGCACGTTCACTTAACTTTTTACCTAAAGTCAATACGTTAGACGTATAAATAGCTTATGCCCTAGAGGCGATTCATACAACGTTTATATTTAAGTTTATACAAAGGTACATATTATGTCATTTGCAAATCTCAAGTCCAAGTCTATGGACATCTCTAAGTTAGTATCTGCGGCAACCGAAGCATCGGGCCAGACCACTAACACCAACAAATACCAAGACGACCGTAAGTGGAAACCAACTGTTGACGAGCAAGGGAACGGTTACGCTGTTATTCGTTTCCTACCTGCGGCGGAAGGTCAAGAACTACCGTGGGTCCGTTATTGGGACCACGCGTTCAAGGGTCCAACCGGACAGTGGTACATCGAACGGTCTCTTACGACTTTGAACCAGAACGACCCAGTCGGTGAGTTGAACTCGCGCCTGTGGAACTCAGGTATCGAAGAGGACAAAGAAACTGCACGTCGCCAGAAGCGTCGTCTGCACTACGTGACTAACATCATGGTTCTTAACGACCCTGCGAATCCTGCGAACAACGGCAAGACTTTCATCTACGAGTTCGGTAAGAAAATCTTTGATAAAATCATGGACCAAATGCAACCAGAATTCCCAGGCGAAGAGCCTGTTAACCCATTTGATTTCTGGGGTGGTGCCGATTTTGAATTGAAGATTCGTAACGTCGCTGGTTATCGTAACTATGACAAGTCTGACTTTAAGTCAGTCAGTCCACTACTGAATGCGGATGAGACTAAACTCGAAGCAATCTATAATGGTCTGTACGACTTGAATGAGTTCGTTGTCCCGAACTACCCGAATGCACACGATGCAAACTGGTTCAAGTCTTACGACGAGTTGAAGAACAAGTTGGAGACTGTACTAGGTCTTGC